TACTGGTATGGGATATGCCTGTAGCTGTATGGGATGACGATGCGGATGATTACATTCGCAATGAGGATGGCAGTGTAAAACTGTTTGAGATACCTAACTACGACTACTCATACATCTGTGATGGTATAGAAGTAGACGAACTATGGGAGACTGTCCATGATTAAACTATACAACCTAATCATGGACAGTAAACGCAACCCACTGTCCTACATACCTGATACAAATACACGGCATCTGGTCATGCAGATACTAGCATGGATGTGGTGTATTATCTTTGGAATGTCTGTCGGCTCTGTCACTGTGTTCGGTATCAGTGCCATAGCACATGCCTTGCTGATAGCAGGTGTGTTCATTACGGCAGGTGTATTTGAAACAGCAAGACGCAAGCCACAGTATTTCGGTGGGCTAGGCAGAGGCAATGGAGGTGAGCATGAATAGTAATGAAATCAAAGGGATACAGTTATCCCAAGCAGTCAAGTGGAGTGGGCAGGACATCTTTGAGGTAGCGTCTGCTGCCTTTGAGGATGCCAACTACCACAGTTTCAACGAGGTATTTCATGCCGCATGGACTGAGTTCCAGAAGGAGTTAGAAGATGGGTAAGAAGCTAGAGAATATGACACAAGATGAACGCATTGCCTATTGGGCAGCGCAGCGTGAGAAGGAACGTATCCAACGCCGTGACCGCATAGCCAAGCTGTCTCTTGACCAGAGGGTTGCTGTCATCAAGGTATATGAGTTGGTGGATGAGATACTAGACACTGCCCTATATCCTGACATGGGTGGCGTGAAAGCTATTACCGCCTATGACCTGCAGGAATTGTCCGATGCAAAAGACAGGCTGCGCCATGAGTTTAACTTTGATGTACGTGAACACGGTTGACATCTTATGTAATAAGGAGTATAACTTATGGACTACTTAATCGGTTGGATAGCTATTGAAATAGTTGCCCACATATTAGCTAAAATCTTAAACTAAAAGGAGAATACACATGTTAGAATATATCCCTGAGAACTTAGACTTTGACGTAACCTTTGAGCCTACTCGTGTAGCTGACAAGAAGTATGTCATCGACAACAACACCAACCAACCTATCGCTATCGTTGGCAAGGACTTCACCTGTGCATCACATGGTGATTTCTTCCGCAGTGTCATGGACACAGTGACAGAGAACCTCTCCTCACATGAGGTGGACGGTGCAAACATTGCATGGCGTGATGCTCATCACAATGGCTGGGCTATGATGGACATGACCCTGCCTAACGTCAAGGCTAAGATTACTACCCCGAAGCATGAGACTGAGGTAGCGCAGCGCATCATTGCATTGCATGGTGTGGACGGTACGTGTTCAAACACTGTACTGTTCGGTGCTATCGACTTCTTCTGCACCAATGGCATGGTGCGTGGTGAGCATGACAAGGTACGCCGCAAGAATACCAGTGGCTTTAGCCTCGACAGGTTCATTGGTCAGCTTAACCGTAGCAAGCAGGACTTCTATGCACAGTCTGAGCGTCTGCAAGGCTGGGCTAACAAGCCTATCTTCTTTGGTGATGTCAAGCCTATGCTTGAATCCTTACTGAAGTCAGACAAGACAGCAGACAAGATGCTGCGCTTGTATGAGCAGGAAGCTAACACCAGAGGACACAATGCTTGGGCGTTGTACTCTGCCTTCACTAACTATGCAAGCTATGCTGATGAGCGTAATGGTTTCAAGCTGCGTAATACTGCTGGCGATACTGAGGCAGTCAATATGTTTCAGCGTGAGGCCAAGGTAGCACAGTGGATTGAAAGCACACAGTTCAAGGAGTTGATTGCAGCATGACAGATATAAATGATGATGATGAGGATGTTTGCGTTGAGTTTACCAAGTACACTATAGAGTTTCGTCCTTGGTCTGTAGATGGTATGGTACATGCAGAAGTCGTAGCAGAAACCATAGATGACGCAAAGAAAAAGTTCCTATCCATGTTAGCGGGTGCTTGTATACCAAGTTATTATAACTTAACAGGCAGCGGCAAACTCAAGGTAATAAAAGAACAAGTCTATGAAGAAGATAGACACGTTGTTTGTTACAGCTACCCCAACTGTGATGAAGCACCCGCTGGGTGTGTTGTCAGAAATGGTGAGGATGCTGAAGCCTATGGACACAGAGATTAGGAGAGCGTTATGAAGACAGTGCAGCAACTAGTTGACAAATACTATACATCCAATGATTTCAGTATGTTACGAGACAGAACTAAACAAGACTATCAATACTTTCTGCGTGTAATGTGTCAAGAATTTGGTGATGTAAAGTACGATGAGTTGACAAGCAAGCAAGCTAAACACGCTTACGAAGATTGGGTTGCGCGGGGCATCAGCCTCGCCAATCACATCTGTACTGTGTCATCCATCGTGTATCGCTACGCTATTGACATGGAGTATGCAATGGTCAACCCCTTTGCCAGTGTCAAGCGTAAGACACCACCACAACGCAAGGTTGTGTGGACTGAGGATGATGTGCGTCAATTCCTTGACACCGCATATAGTACATTTGAATGGCGTAGCCTTGGCCTAATAGTACACATGGCATACGAATGGTGTCAGCGACTAGGTGACATGCGCCTGTTGACGTGGGATAACTTTGACTTGGCTGAACGCAAGCTTTATCTTGAGCAATCTAAGCGTAGGTCACAGGTAACATTACCCATAGAAGATGACTTGCTTGAGATGCTTGTGCAACAAGAGCAAGACTTTGGCTTTCAACAGTACGTTGTTCCTCGCACAAGCCCTGTACAGGGGCAGTACCATCCTTATAGCTTGGAGAGACTGTCTAAAGCTGGAAGGGCTGTCATGCGCGAAGCTGGGCTGTCTGATGAACTCAGGCTGTCTGACTTACGAAGGACAGGTACAACACAGATGGTTGAAGCTGGTGTCCCTATGGGACAAATCATGTCGGTTACAGGACATAGTAACCCACAGTCAGTAAAACCATACATGAAAAATACATATGCCTCTGCAAATAATGCGTTGACAACTCGTAAATCCTATGGTAAAAGCACTTAACTGCCGCAGAGAAAGTGATATAGTTATGAACATATATAATATAGTAAGTGAATTAGATATACCTAATGGTCATACTAAGAGAATGGCTTGTCCTAACTGTGGCAAGCGTACCTTTACTGTGACTAACAACATGGGTAGCTTGGTGTGGAACTGCTATCGTATGTCATGTGGTGTCAAGGGTGGCACTCGTGTTCACATGACGGTAGAGGACATCAGGGCTGGCATGGGTAATGCACAAGATTTTGCTAATGATGTCATACCCTTTGAGTTACCTACCTACATCATACCGCATCGTGACAATGTGTACATGAACAGGTGGTGTGCTGAGTGGGGATTGGATATAGATGAATTAGGTTTGTTGTATGACGTAAAGGAAAGCCGTGTGGTATTCCCTGTCATGCAAGAAGGTAAGATGGTAGATGGTACAGGCAGGTCATTGTCTGGGCAGCGTCTACCTAAATGGAAACGATATGGAAAAAGTGGCTTGCCTTATACCTCTGGGTGTGGTAAAGTCGCAGTTGTTGTTGAGGACTGTGTGAGTGCAGCCGTTGTTGGTTACGGTAACTTTGTCGGGGTTGCGCTTCTTGGAACAAGTTTGCAAGAGTCGCATAAAAGGTATCTCTCGCAGTTCTCGACAGCCGTAATAGCGTTAGACCCCGATGCGCTACCCAAGACTTTGCAGATGGCAAAGGAACTACGTGGATACGTGAACGATGTTCGTGTCCTACGTTTGACTGATGACTTGAAATATCGTAACCCCGAAGATATGGAGAAGCTAAATGGAATTATCACTGATTAGAAGTTTGATGGACAAGGAGTTCTACGATGACCATCGTGGCTCTAAGTGTCCTGACCGCTTGTTCAGTAGTGATGTGCGAAAGATTAAGAAAGCTATCGACACAGCTATGGACAAGTATGAGCGTACCGTATCACCAGATGAGATTGAGGCATTGTTTATGTCTGACAATCCTACTCTGACTACGGCACAGAAAGCCTCATACAGTAGCCTGTTTGCACAGGTGAAGCGTGAGCAGCCTATGGGTAGTGACATAGCACAAGAGGTGCTATCCAAACTATTCCAGCAGGTAATTGGAGAAGACGTTGCTAATATCGGATTCGATATGGTCAACGGTGATGCTTCTACACTAGAGGCATTGCGTAACTTGCTTGAGAGATACGGTGATGACTTCATCCCTAACCTTAATATCGAATGGGATGATATCACTATCGAAACTCTCATGGCTAAAGCTGAGTTGGAAGCTAAGTGGGCATTCAACATACCATCAGTCACCCGCAAGATAGAGGGTGTGTCTGGTGGTCAGCTTATCGAAGTAGGTGCTAGACCTAACACTGGTAAGACATCCTTCCATGCCAGCTTGATTGCTGCGCCGGGTGGGTTTGCCTCACAGGGTGCTAAGTGTATCATCCTATGTAATGAAGAGCCTACCCATCGTGTCGGTGCTAGATACCTAACAGCAGCGGCTGGAATGACAGCACGAGAGGTGCGAGATGACATGACTAAGGCCAAGCACATGTACGAACCTGTGATGAACAACATCAAGATTAAGGATGCAGGTGGTAGAGACATGGCGTGGGTTGAGTCTGTATGTAAATCATTCAAGCCTGACATTCTAGTACTAGACATGGGTGACAAGTTTGGTGTGGCAGGTAACTATGCCAGACCAGACGAAGCACTGAAGGCTTGTGCTATCTACGCTAGGCAGATTGCAAAGACCTATGACTGTGCCGTATTCTATATGTCACAGCTATCAGCAGATGCTGAAGGTCGGGCGCAGCTTAACCAATCAATGATGGAAGGCTCACGTACAGGTAAGGCTGCTGAAGCTGACTTGATGATACTGATTGGTAAGTCACCTACCGTAGAAGGACAGGAAGAAGAAAGCCCACTACGCCATATCAACATCGTCAAGAACAAGTTGAATGGCTGGCATGGCATGGTGAACTGTGAACTAAACTATCAGACAGCGAGGTACGAAGGATGAAGCTAGTACTTGATGTAGAGAACACAGTCACCAAGCGTGGTGGTAAGCTACACCTAGACCCCTTTGAGCCTAACAACTCGTTGACTATGGTGGGCGTACTGAATGACCAAGGTGTTGAGCAGCACTTTCCCTTTGACCATGCTGATGTACCTAGTCAAGCTGACTACCATGAGCGTGTGCAGTGGTATCTTGACCAAGCTACTGTACTCATCTGTCACAACGTGGCACATGATTTGCTATGGCTATGGGAGTCAGGCTTCAAGTATGATGGTGCAGTGTTTGATACTATGCTTGTTGAGTATGTCTTGCAGCGTGGACTGAAGGAACCGCTATCGCTAGAGGCTTGTGCAGAACGCTATGAGTTGGATACGAAGAAGCAGGATACACTCAAGGAGTACTTCAAGCAGGGCTACAGTACACGAGACATACCATACAACGAGTTGTGTGAGTATCTATCTGCTGACCTTCATGCTACTCAGCAGCTTGCTAACAAACTATGGTATCGCCTTAACACTACGGCTGATGCAGGTCTGCTATCTACGGCACGACTGACTAACCGTGTGGCTAAGTGTCTGACTAAGATATATCAGACAGGCTTTGCCGTTGACTTGACTAAGCTAGAAGAGGTACGCAGTGAGTTTGAGCAGGAGAAGCAGCAACTTACTACTGACTTACAGGCTCATGTACGTAAGCTGATGGGTGATACACCTATCAACCTCAACAGCCCAGAGCAATTGTCTTGGGTTATCTACAGCCGCAAGGTATTGGACAAACCGTATTGGGGTAATGCTATTGACCCATACATGGCAGATGCAGACTTTCGCAGCCTGATTGCTGGTGGTACTGAGCGTGTACAAAAGACAGTAGCGCAGCAATGCCGTGAGTGTAACGGCACTGGACAGATACGAAAGGTAAAGAAAGATGGAACACCATTTGCTAGACCCACAGGCTGTAAGAACTGTAGTGGGCGGGGTTATCTGCTTGTACCTACTGTGGATGTGGCGGGGCTGAAGTTCAAGCCACCTACACCTAAGTGGGCAAGTGCTAACGGCTTCTCCACTAGCAAGCAGAACCTAGAGGTACTGGAATCAGCAGCTAAGTCCAGAGGACTGGATGATGCAGTTGACTTCTTATACAAGGTACGGCGGTTATCTGCTGTCGATACCTACCTGTCATCATTCGTTGATGGCATTGGGCTATACACTAAGAGTGATGGCAAGCTGCATGTGCGTCTGTTACAGCATCGCACATCAACTGGTCGCTTCTCTGGTGCTGACCCTAACATGCAGAACATGCCACGTGGCGGCACGTTCCCTGTAAAGAAAGTGTTTGTGTCACGATGGGATGGTGGTAAGATAATGGAAGCTGACTTTGCGCAGCTTGAGTTTCGTACTGCCGCATACTTATCACAAGACGAGGTGGCTATTGAAGAAGTATCTACTGGATTTGATGTACATGCATACACCGCTAAAGTTATTAGTGATGCTGGTCAGCCTACGAGTAGACAGGATGCAAAGGCGCATACGTTTGCTCCACTCTACGGCGCGACAGGATATGGCAGAAGCAAAGCCGAAGCAGCATACTACGAACACTTCACAGCTAAGTAC